GAAAGAATAGCGGATAACATCAGTGATTTTGATGGGTTGATCAAGAAGTTATCTGTGACTTTAGATGATAACAGTTTTGATGATTATAGTAAGAAACTCAAAGAAAATGATTGGACATTCGATCCTAAGCTAGTTTGTAATGTTGGACATTTTATATCAGATTATTTGAGAACAAATACTGATAAAGGACAGTTGGAATTAGAATGGAGCAAAATTTTAAAGACAAATTGGGATAAAATGGCCAATTCCTCTGGGTTGAGATATAAAAAAGATAGCAAATTATTTTTCGGGCAGAAGGGTTACTATATAGTCTATGAGGATATTATAAGAAATAGTGATACAATGAATAAATTAAAAGAAATTATAAATTCTGATAAAACTGATTTCGAGAAAAAAAGGATGTTGGATGAATTAAATCAAACTTTTGCCACAAAAATTAAAGAGAATCCTTTGAAAGAAGTTTTAGTTCATGTGGTTGATAAGGTTCAAAGAGCAGGTGGTAGGGAGATTTATGTTATGGATCTTGAAACTAAATTACATCAGCAGCCTATTGAAAAATTCTTTGGATATTTGTGCAAATTGCTACCGAATGAAATTATCAGTGTACCTAGTAGTAAGAGAACAATGACAGTTCATAGTGAAGTTTTTGAAAAACAAATATTGGGTGATGCTTACTACTTGGTTTTCGATTGTTCTAAATGGGCACCCAAAGCTTTAATAGCAAAATATGTGTTGATGGTGTCATGTATGACAGACATCTTACCTGAAAGCTTTATAACCCATTTTATGAACTTTTTTAGTTTATATCACGAAAAAAAGGTGATTACCAGAAAAAGTATAGTGGATTTAATGACGAAAAATTATAGACACTCTAAATATAAAAAATATTTTCAAAGTTTGGAACACTGTTCGGATGCAGAGTTCTTCATTATGATCTATAGTTTTTTGATGGGATTATTCAATTTTCTATCCTCATTTTTTCATGCAGCCAATCAATTGTATAATCAACATATCATCAAGCAGCACTTCCTCAGAAAACCTATACAAAGCAGAACATTAGTGCAATTGACAACATTTGCGCATTCTGATGATAGTGCAGGCAAAATAATTGTTAACAACCGTGAAACATTTTTACAGTCAATCTTCATTTATGAGGTTTTGTTAAAGTCTTGCAACCACATATTATCTATTAAAAAGTCAAATTGTGGAAAGAAATATTTTGAATTCATATCCATATTGTACATTAATAAAACCTTGACACCCCTAACTGCTAAATTTGTG